GTTCCGGCATTGGGCGGGAGTGGACTGTTGGCGGGTAAGGTTGCAACCAGGACTTCGATGAATTGCACGGCGGCATCGAGCGCGCGGACCACGGTGGCGGCATCGGCGTGCAGGCGCGTGAGCTGGTCCTGCCGATCATCAGCATCCTTGAGCGGGGCGAAGATTTCGGTGACAGTTTTCTCGGTCATTTGACAATCCGTCTGGCATCCTCAACCCATTCCGGGTCGCGAAGGCCACCATGCTCGTCCCACCAATCGACGGCAATGCTCAGGAGTTCCCGCAGCCGCTCGTTCTCTAAATGTCGGTCAAGGATTTCTGCGCGGGCCTGCGTCGCGACGCCCAGCACCAAGTCGCCTAACTCCGAACGGATTAGAGCATTGAGCCGCGTGATGATGTCCCGGTCCTTGTCACCGATATAATCGACGTTGCGGTTGAGAATTGCGGCAAGCCGCGCGATCTCCTGATGCAGCCGTGTCAACTCCTTGGCAATATGGTTCTCCATTGGCATTGACGGCATGTCGGTCATCATGGGCTTGTCCTCAGTTATCGAATCAGTCTAGCGTATTACAATGGGATACGCTAGACTGGTCCAGCATGAAACGCATACGGCGCGAAAGTATCATCTCCATGCGAGTGTCCAAGGAGGAATATCGGCTCTTTGCCGAGCGCGCGCAGCTTGCTGGCCTCTCACTCTCAACCTGGATTAGAATGGTTCTGCACCTCAATAAACCATCGGATATGTATGGCCGTCACCGACATAATACCCGACATCGATAGCATCGACCTGGATGCGCTCAAGACCGCATTCAAGGCCACCGAGGACGAGGTCAAGATCCGGCTTGAGCGTAAACGCCAGGCCCAGCCCGGCGGCTTGATCCCGTTCGTTAGATACTTCTGGAGCGTCATCGAACCGGAGACAAAATTGGTGGAAGGATGGCTACTCGACGCAATCGCCGAACATTTAGAAGCCGTGACCTTGGGAAAAATCACAAGGCTGCTCATAAACGTCCCGCCCGGCAGCATGAAATCTCTGATGGTGAACGTATTCTGGCCAGCCTGGGAATGGGGCGCCATGGATATGCCCCATCTCCGCTTTGTGAGCTTCTCGTATTCGAGTGGCTTGACCGAAAGAGACAATTTGAAATTCAAGAAGCTCGTCACCAGCGAAAGATACCGAGACCTCTGGGGAGAACGCTTTGCGCTCGAAAAAGAAGGTGAGATCAAAATCACGAACTCGCGAACAGGCTCTAAGTTCGCCTCCTCAGTTAAGGGTATCGGAACGGGAGAACGCGGCGACCGGGTTGTTATCGATGACCCTCACGACGTGCACAAAAGTGAATCAGATATCGTTAGAACAGATACGGTGAGATGGTTTAGAGAAACCATCACCGACCGATTAAATAACCTGGATGATAGCGCCATAATTATAATTATGCAGCGGGTACATCAACTGGACATTTCCGGCTTCATTCTTGAACAGGGCTGGCCGTATTGTCATCTAATGGTGCCGATGGAATTCGAGCCCGGCCGCGAACCCTACAATACCATCGGTTGGGTCGATCCGCGAAGCGAGGATGGAGAACTGGCATGGCCGGAAAGATTCTCGCCCGAAGCCGTCGGCAACATCGAACGGGAAAAAGGAAGTTGGGCCTACGCCGGACAATATCAGCAGCGGCCCGCGCCAAGAGGCGGAGGAATTATAAAGCGCGAACACTGGCGGCCCTATACCAAAGACAACTGTGGGAACTTCGGTGTGCCGTGGCCGCTGTTTCCAGCAATGAGCTATACGGTCCTGTCACTCGATACCGCAATGACGGAAAAAAAGCAGAACGATCCCTCCGCCGGTATCGTTCTGGGTGTCTGCCGTGACCAATGGGAAAACCGTAGAGTGCTCCTCATGTGGGCCTGGAGCGAACGCTTAGAGCTTTACGAGTTGGGGAGAAAGATCGAGGAAACCTGCAAGAAGTTCAAAGTCGACCGCGTGCTGATCGAGGACAAGGCCGCCGGTATCCCGGTCGCGCAGGAACTCCGTCGCCGCGGTAGAATCATCTCCGATAAGTTCGCCCACAACCCCAAGACCCAGGACCGCGCCGACTTCGGTGTTCAACTCATAAGCCCCGAAGGCGACAAGGTCGCCCGCATGCTCGCCTGCCAAAACCTGTTCGAATGCGGGCTCATCTGGGCGCCGGCAGAGGGAACCGGCAACGGCGACTACCTCTATAAGGACTGGGCCGACCGCGTCATGACCGAATGCGCGGAACTCCCCAAAGGCGCCCATGACGACCTCGCCGATGCCATGTCGCAGGCCCTCGTGCATCTAAGGTTGCTCGGTCTCGCGACCATGCCCGACGAGGACGAACTCGAAGATATCGACGCCAATAAATACGTCTCGCCACCACGGCCTATGTACCCGGCCTTTGCATAATGCGGAGCATAGGTGCGTAATGATTACCTTTCCTAGCGATGTCATAGAGGAAGGTAATTGGATGATGGAGTGCTTTAACTATCAAATACCCGCCTGCAAATTCATCTTGCCCAATGGCCAATCGCATGAACTCTCAGCGCGCGCGAGAAACGTCATGCAAAACCAGTTTATCTACCGCGGAACGGGCAGAATCGTTGACGTCGATCCCAAATTGGTATTTGAAGCCGGCCCTCGCTATTGGCTGCAGATGCCTAACTGTGGCCGTAAAACCGTAAATGAAATCGCCGAATGGCTCATCCAGTTCGGCTACGAATGGCCGCGTAATGCCTATAACGGTAGGCTCATCATGTCTAAAGAGCTATGGCCATGACCCATGTTTAATTTCTGGGAATGGCCCATGTGGGTCGATTGCTGCGTTATCTACGGCCATCCCAATTGGCCATCCTATAGTGTCACCGTCTATCGGTTCGATCCCAGATGACCCTGGACGAGTTCACCTATCAATGGATACGCTCCGTCGAGGCCGCCGTATTCGCCGCCGCCTGGCGGCCACTCCAAGACGCCACCCCGCCACCCCCCAAGACATTATTACTGTGTGCCTGCGAGGATGGCCTCCAACTTATGACCATCAATGACATGGGCGATTGGCGCACCAATACCGGCCAGCCACACAAACCGCCAAAAGCATGGATGCCGGCACCACGGCCGCCCAAATAGCGCCGAATCGCCTATAGTCCGGCGATGCTGATTCTCTCCTCAACCGCCGATACCCTGCAAATCATCACCGGCCAGGCCGGCACCATCAATGTCCATGCCAGCTGGATGGATAACGCTACCGGGACCGTAACCCCCGGTCGCACCAATACTGCAATCACCACCGCGACCACCACCACCGTCGTCGCCGCGCCCGGCGCCTCTACCCAGCGTAACGTCAAAACCCTCCATATCGCTAATGCCGGCGTCAGTGCCGTCGATATCACCGTCCAACACTTCGACGGCACTACTATCTCGCAACTGCATAAGGTCTCGCTGGCCGCCAACACCACCCTGCAATATATCGATGAGGTCGGCTTTACCGGCGTCGCCTCCGCCGCCGTCGTAACCACCACCTCCTTTATCCCCAGCAATAACCTGGTGCTCAATTCCGGCATCGAGGTCAGTCAGGAATCCGGTGCCCTACCGGTGGCCGGGATCACCAACCTCAATCGCTACGTCCCCGATATGTTCGGCGTCCACGTCCTCGGTGCTGTCGTCGTCACCGGCCAGCAAGTCACCGATGCCCCCGCCGGCTTCGCTAACTCATTCAAGGTCTCGGTCACGACCGCCGATAGCTCAATCGCCGCCACCGATAAGGCCCTCATTTACACTCCGGTCGAAGGCTATCGCTGCGCTAAGCTCCTGTTCGGTAGCGCTTCCGCCCAATCCGTCGCGCTGGGCTTCTGGGTCAAAGCTAACCGCACCGGAACCTATTCCGGCTCCATTGAGAACTTCTCAGTCAATCGTACCTACCCGTTCAACTTTGCCGTCAATTCCTCCGGCGTCTGGGAATATAAGACCCAGGTCGTCCCCGGCGATGTCACCGGTACCTGGCAAACTGCCAACTCCGCCGGGCTCTATATCAATTGGGTGATGATGGCAGGCACCAACTTTACCGGTACCGCCAATACCTGGAACGCCGCCCGCGCCGAAGGCGTCAATGGAACTATCAACGGCGTCGCGGCCACTTCAGACTATATGCAAATCAGCGGCGTCTCACTCCTGCCGGGAACCGTTGCCGCCGCTACCGGCAGCGTCACTATGCGCAATTTCGACGAAGAGTTCGCGCTGTGTCGGCGCTATTATCGCAAATCATTCGATTATGAAACCGTGCCCGCCACCGCAGTCGGACTCAATACCGGTGAATTTAGCTTCATGGTCCTTCAGCCCAGTAACCCGCAACGCGCCGGCTGGGTGCAATTTAGCGGCAACGGAATGCGCACCGCTCCCGCCGTCACACTCTATAATCCCTCTGTCGCTAATGCGCAGATACGCAATGTGAC